TCCTGATGAAGTTAAAGAACCTCCTCCACCTCCACCTAATCCAGGTGTAGAATTTGAACCATTTCCACCAGAATTACCTTGCGATGGACTTACTGGTGGAGTATTACCTGAACCTCCAGAAGGACTTTGACCACCATGATTCATAACTCCTCCACCGCCAGATCCTCCAGCTTGTGCTCCACCTGAGTTACGGTTACCTCCTCTACCACCTCCTGCTGAAGTAATATTGGAAAATACAGATTGTGATCCTGGGTTTCCTGCTCCAGGATTATTTCCATTTCCTCCACCACCGATTGTAATTGGATATCCTTGTGCTGTAACTGTTATACCTGTATTAGACGCTGCTGGTGGACCTGTGTAACTTGCATCGGATGCACGAACTCCTCCGGCACCTCCGCCTCCTCCGTATTCATCTCCCCCGCCAGCACCACCGCCTACTACTAAATAATCTACGTCTGTATTATCTGCAGGGCCAGTTCCTGCTTGGTTAACTGTAAAAGTTCCTGGACCTGTAAAAACGTGAATTTTAAAATCGCCATCTGTAAGAGTTGAGTTTCCTCCTGAAGCAACAATGAATAAATCTCCTCCTGTTCTTCTACCAAATCCTCCTGCAGAGGCAGATGCGAATGTTCCTACTAAAGGCATTTTTTATTCCTCCTATTATGCAAACTGTGTTAAAGACGCTAACGCTGTAAATGTAGCATCTCCTGTTTTTATAATAGTGTAAACATAAGAATCAATTGAGTTAGTGTTTCCTTCTGTAGGTGCCGACCCACCTGCGTATTTAGGAGTAACAGATGACCCATCGACTTGTAAAGCACTATTTCTAAATTCTGAACTACCAATAGTTACTAAATGAGCAACTGTAATAGACTCACCTGTATCCATGATGTCATTTAAACTTGTAGAGCCGTCTCCTCTAATGTTTAGAGTCCAATCTCCTGAAGCATCAGAAGTGTAAAATAAAACAGCTTGTGTTAACACATCATAATTTTTTGTACCAGTTGCTGCAGTGGCTTCAACAGTAACTTTTTCTGCAACAGATTGAATTTTTCCTTGGCCACTAAAAGTTGCTCTACCATATCCATTTGGTGCAATTAAAATATCTTGATTAGCTGCATCAGTTATAGTGATAGATCCTGAATTAGTTCCACTGTTAGTATTTAAAACTAAATTTTCAGTTCCGCCAGTTGTAATTGTAAGAGTACCAGCTCCATTTGAAGTTAAAGTAGCTGCCGCTCCAGAGTCTCCAACTTTGACTGTATCTCCAGCAAGAACAACATCTCCAGTTCCTTTTGGAGTTATATTAATATCAATATTTGAATCACCACCTGTAGATGAAAGAGTTGGTCCAGCACCTGTTGCTGCGTTTGCTATTGTAAATTCATTTACTGCTGAACTTGTTGCAGTTAATAAAGCTAGTTCATTTCCGTTAGTATCTAAAATTGATGTTCCAATTTTAGGTGAAGTTAAAGTTTTATTAGTTAAAGTTTGTGTTCCTGTGAGTGTAACATCACCAAAACTTAAAGTTGCAATATCTGGATTTGTACTATCATTAGCTGTTGCAAAAACTAGTTGATCACCTTTGTCAGTTGTTGCAAAAGTAAAACTATCTCCTGATCCAGAAGCATATTTAAATTGTACTGTATACGCACCAGAACTAGAATTTCTTAAAATGTAAAAAGTTTGGACATCTAAAGGTATTGTAACAATTGCATTATCACTTAATGTTCCAGTGAACTCTATCATTCTATGAGATAAAACCGCACCAGTTGATCCATCAGAAACTGAAAGAGTAACTGTTCCACCACTTGTTAATGCTTGTTGTGTAAACCCACCAGATATTTGTTCTATAATCTGTAGATTAGTATTAGTTTTTGTTCCCCATGTACCAGCGTTTTCACCAGTTGCTTGTAGTTCTATACCCAAAGGTGTATATGTTGATGCCATAATTTTCTCCTATGCGACGTCACTATAACTCGTATTTGATCCAGTTGCAACATCCGAATATGTATCATTCGATCCAGTTGTAACACTTGTATAGCTTGTATTTGATCCAGTGTCAATATTTGCGTAAGCCTGTATTCCTAATACTCCTACGCTAGAGGTTAAAGCGTCAGTAGGTAATCCTTGAGTTACATCAGTAAGAGTAAATGATCCTACAGAAAAACTAGAAGAAACACCTGTTAATCCAACTACATCAGCAGGTGATATTGATCCTACAGAAGAAGTTGCAGAAACACCTGTTACATCAATTAATTCAACAGAACCAATTTCTACATCTCCAACAGCAGAAGTTGCAGATACACCAGTAATGGCACTTGGACCAAACTCTAACCCTAAAGTTCCTATAGCAGATGTTGTAGCTACTCCTGTAACAGGTTCAGTGCTTACACCAAAAGCAACTCCTAAAGTCCCTAAAGAAGAAGTAGAAGATTGTCCAGAAACAGCAAGAGTAGGACTAATTACAAAACTAACACTACCAACGCTTGTTGTGGCTTCTTGACCAGATAACTCGTATGCAAATTCTAAAGTAGGGGATCCAACACTTGAAGTTAATTCTTGACCTACTAATGGAATAACTTGATCAGGAGATTCTCCCCAAGAATTATCATTCCAACCATCTCTACCCCAACCAACTAAAGTTCCAACATAAGACATAGTTGGAGTTGCAAAAGTTGATTGCACACCTGTTATAGGAACACCTATTTCTGCATCAATATCAAGACTACCAACACTAGAAGTTAAAGAGTGATTGGAACCAATCATCTCTAATAAATAAGCAACTCCTGTAGTAATAGATCCTGGTGAAGCGGTTGCTTCTAAACCTGTAACAGATACTGTTTCATCAGCACCCTCACCCCAATCAGCATTATTCCAGGCTAGTCTTCCCCAACCTGTTTCGTTAAATTCTTCTGAATTACCTAAAGATGTGGTAGCGGATACACCTGTTAATGAAACGGTAATGACATCATCTTGCCATTCGTTTGATCCCCAAGTATTAGTACCCCAGGTAGATGCCATAAGGAGTTCCTCCTTACGCTATACGAATGATTGCGTTACTTGCGTCTGCTGTT